CGCAGTTAAATCTCGATGGACTGGATCCAGTTGTTCGAAGGCGCTGACGCAGCTGATGTTGCGTTCATGCGAGAACAGCTGATGAATCAGCAGTCGCAACGTTTCGGCACCCGACGTTTTGTAATCGCTAGCGATCAAACGAGCGTCGAGATGCGAAAACGCATGCTCGAGACACACTCCGACACACACATTCGGTATCACCCTCGTACCCACCCGCACCCAGCTGCGGCTTTGGAGCGTTCGATACTTGAAAGCATTGTGTTTGAGCAACAGCATCTTGGAGTTATTGTGGACGCCCATGGTTCCCCCGGTCGCAATGCGAACCGAGCCCATTGGTTGTGTTGTCCCACCATCGATCCGCAAGATGTGTTTAGGTTTGAAAATTTACCAAATAATGCTTGTCAACATTTACCCGTCAACTGCACTTGTGTAGTTCCTGATTGTTACATGATGACTAATGCTGTGTATTTTTATCAACCGACACAAATTGCAAATTTACTCGCCCGCAGTCGTGATCGTCGTGCTTTCATTATATATCATGAATTTAAACAAGTTAAAGGAGGTTTTTATAATGAGATGGTTTTCGAGATCCAATCAACTACTGCTGGGCCAGTCGTCGTCATGCAGCCTGCCGGTAGCAACATCGGGGACGCCCACCAGTATCGTCACCCTGTCCCCTTTTGGCTGTGGTCGAAATCACACATATCCGTCGATCGTCAACGTGCTTTGGTTTGGCGTATCATACGACGGGGAGTCGGCATGGTCCTCACCGAGATCCAACTCGTCGCCAACGTGTTTGGACCGGAGCAGTCGATCATCCCGATCGCTTCCCCTGTCGTTATGGACCCCACCCATTACGGTAATATCGACGAACAATCTCTCATCGCCGTTTCAAAATCTTCTGCTGTCTTGACCAGTGTTACCTCCCTTTGTTCATATGGAGCTGACATCATCTCAGCTTATCAGGGTGCACAGGTGTACGTACCAAAAGAAGCGATTTCTGCCGTCGCTGAGTTGGTCATCATGCGCAAACGCACCCCCGAACTCTTTGCTGCTCGTGTAGCAACCACCACGGCCCATATACGTCGCTTAGGAGTTTCCCATCAGCATCGTGCCGCGGCTATCGCCATTGCTGTCGCCATTGGATTCGCTCAGACTTTGTCTCTTGAAGAGGTTCTTTTGAATAACACCCTCACTGAGCGCATCCCGCCCACCATATTTGAGCGTTTTCTGGAGCCTTTTCAGCGTTCCTCTGACTGGTTCCATCGCCATTTTATCGGTGTTGACCGTTATGCCCAACACGCCGAGGTGCTTCGCGCAATCACCGCGGTTGACACACCCGCCACCGTTTCGAAAACCCGGTTTGCCGTCCCCGTTGGAGCGTGCGCAACCGCTATTATCTTATGGTGGTGTCGACGTCGTCTCACCGGTCAAAATGTATCCCGTGCCCCGATCGTTCATGGACCCGCTTCGACGATCGCCTCCGCCATCGTTGGGGGCGCACTTACTCTCGGCACTGTTTGGCAGTTATGGTCGTGGCACTCCTTGCATCGTGATCTTGAAGCAGCCAACGCTGCTGTCGCTGGCCCTGATGCGGTCACCGTTGATCATGGCCGTCGTGGTCTTTGGCGTGCGTACCCATCAACGACGCATGATCGACCATTGCAACCCCTTCGATCGTCTTCTGAACAAGGTGGTGTTACTCGCGTCTCCATCAATTTGCGAGACGTGGGTGTTGATCGCCCAACCGTTTACCCCGTTGGACCGGTCCTCGCGACACATCGACCTGATGCTTCGTCCACCACTTTGATCAATGAAGAGACGTCAGTTCGCAATCGTCTCACTATGCCTCGTCCCCCGCCGAGTGAAAATCGATGTGATCAGCTTTCAGCTTGGGTCGCCACAAATTTTTCCATTTTATTCCCCACCCTCCGGAAAGTGACGCCGTGTTCATTTGATTATTGGGTGAAACGGTTCCCCATCAATCTCCGCGAGAATTTGGAAGCAGCCCGAGAGAGAAATAAAACGGTTGGCACAGCACATTTGGGTAAAAGATTGTACCATCACCTTAGCAACGTTAAGCGCGAGAAAGGCAAACTTTGGCACCACGACATGCCCCCATCATACGACCCCCGCCTTGTTCAGGCCTGC